TATCAGACTTTGCTGGTGCCTTGACATTTACTATTGCTGATGGTGGTTCTGGTTATAGAGGTTCAACTGTATCTCCTGGATCTAAAATAACATTCTCAACTGTTACTAGATCTTCTGATGCATCATTTATAATAGAACCAAGTGATATCGTAGACACAAATTCATTGTTGATGATTAATGTCAATTTATTTACAGACACTACTATCTTTGGAACTAAAGCACCTCTTATTGTTAATGCAGATGGTGTTAGTCGGTTGATGTCTGATTACTCTAATACTATTTTGTCTAGTCCAGATTTTGGATTCCCTGAGACAGTTGTATTTACACCAAATCAAAACTTTAGAGAGAATGCGAATGCTGTAATTGGTATTGCTAATACAAGAACAATTTCAGTTGGGCAATCTATATACGGTGCGACATCTGGTGCTAATGGCATTGTTAAAGAAATCGTCAGTTCTGCTGCAAACAATGGTGTATTTAGGGTTGATACATATAAGAATTTTTCTACAACAGAAGTAGTTAAGGTTGGTACATCTGCTGGTTCTGCTGTTGGTAATGTAGTATCATTCTCTTCAAATACTATTGGGCATCATATCTTATCAGTCGGTAATGTGGTTGGACAAACAATATCTACTGGTGATGAATTGGTAGGTAGAACATCTGGAGCATTTGGTGTTGTTAAAAAGGTTGTAGCAGATACTGCTAATGGTTATGTACAAGGTGTTGGTGGTGCTGACGACAGAAACTTAGTTGTATGTCAAGTAACTGCAAACACAACTGCTAACTTAACCAGCCAATTTTCAACAGGTCCGATGAGAGCATTTATTGCTAATGAAAGTTTAAGACTGGTTGGTGCTAATACAACTATTGGTAACGTTTCTATCACCACATCTAATTCTCAAATTGAAAATATTTACACTTCATTAGATGATTCATTCTTATTCCCGACATATAGTGTTGGTACGATTGCTGAGTTATCATTAGTGAATGGTGGACTAGGTTATTTTACTGCACCGAATATTACTGTTGCTGATGAGGGTGTTAGGTCAATGGATATTGGTGAATATTATATTACTATTCAATCTGATAATGTTAATTGGGGAACAGGAAACTCATTCTTCACAATACTTACATCAGATGACAGAATAATTCAAACAACAAGTGGTTCATCTGGTTATGTGGTTGGTGGTAGTGGTCCGGGATTACCTATTGCTGTTAATCAATATGCTAACGGAACGTATGAGTCAGTTGTTAGGGTGTGGCAAGACATGGGAAATAGAACTACTGACGGCAAAACGTTTGCTAATAATGTAACCACTTTGTTGAAAACATATGCTGGTTCATACATTCCTGGATACACTAATGATACGAGAACTTTAGAAAATACTGGTGCTGCTAAGATTGTTAAGATTGTAGATGAAGGCATATTGGGAACTAACGCAAACATCAATGCTAACGTTGGTGCGAATGGTGCTATATCAGGAATAAGAATTTTAGATTCTGGTTTCTCATACAAAGATGGTGAGTCGGTGACTATCGCTTCTTCTGGTAGATCGTTATCTACTGCAGGTGTTGGTACTATTTCATTAAGAGGTGATGCTAATTCGGAAGGTTATTATGCTACGAGTAAAGGGCATCTATCTTCTAAACGTGGTTACTTACAAGACGGTGAATACTATCAAGAATTCTCATACGAAATTATATCAGCATTATCATTAAACAAATATAAAGACGTTGCTCTCAAATTAGTGCATCCTTCAGGTCAAAGGTTATATGGTAAGTATAGTGTGCAAAGTAATGTTTCATTGGATATCATCGTAACTTCTAATAACAAGAAACGACTGAGAGCAAACGGAAGCATATCAATTACCAATAGCACATTTAATGTAACTGGTACTGGTACACAACTGACATCAAGTTATGCAAATGGTGATACGTTAATGATTGAATATGGTAACAAACAATTCTACTCAACTGTTATAAATATAGTATCAAGTAATACTGTAGCAAACCTTAACTCAGCTTGGACTAAGGGCACAATTTCTGGTGCTAATGTTTATTACACATCTGGAACAATTTAATGACTTTAAAATACGCAACAAAAGATATATCAATTAATAATGCTAAAGCATTTTTACATTCATTGAATGCAGATGAAGACGGAAGATCTTCTAAAAAATCCACTATCCTTTATATGGCATTGGGTAAAACTCAATCATGGGCAGCAGATCCAACTCCTGATGCAATGACAGATAATGATCAACATTTAAAGTTTGATATGAAACGTGATTGGATTGGTGCTAAGAAAATTAAAGACGGTGATGCAAGTCATGTAATTCAAAGACATGATTGGGTGTCCGGAACAATCTATTCTATGTATCGTGATACTGATGTTGATGTTTACGCAAGAGCATTCTATGTGTTGACAGACGAATTTAATGTATATAAAGTTTTAAACAACAACAAAGGTGTAACTTCAACAACTAAACCAACTGGTTATTCTACATTACCGTTCACAACATCTGATGGTTATATGTGGAAGTATCTGTTTACGATTTCAGTTGATGATGCTGATAAGTTTTTGACAACAAACCATTTGCCAGTTAAGAAAATTGGTACAAGCAACGGTACTGCTGAAGAAGATAGACAAGTTCTGGTTCAAAATGCTGCAGTGAATGGTTCTATTGAAGTTGTGGAAACTGTTAATGCTGGTTCTGGTTATCATATAGTTGATAATGGTGTAATTGCGGCAGGTGGTAAGAATGATATTCAATTAAGTACAAGTGGAAATACAAATCCATCTCCTATTGATAATTATTACAATGGTGATTCTGTTTATATTATTTCTGGCACTGGTGCTGGACAATTGAGACGTGTTATCAATTATTCTGGTTCAACTAAAACCTTAACAGTAAATACAGCATTCACTACTGTTGCTAATACAGATTCAAGAGTTGTAGTATCCCCAACTGTTACTATTATTGGTGATGGTGCAGGGGCAAAAGCATATTCAAGAGTAGATACTTCAACTGGTGCCATTTCAAACGTAAGTGTAATTTCAGTTGGTAGTAAGTATTCAAGGGCATTAGCTCTTGTATCATCTAATACTGTTCATGGTTCAGGTGCTACTGCTAATGTTGTTATCAGTCCAATTGGTGGTCATGGTTCAGACCCAATCACAGAATTATATGCTGATAAGGTTATGTTGAACACTAAATTTATAGATCCTGAAGGATCTGTTATTACTGGTGCTGGATTTATTCCATCTAATACAGAATTCAGAACTATTAGTGTTGTTAAAGACCCAATCTTAAAGGTAAATTCAAACAATATTATCCAAGCAATTGAAAGTATTGCAAACACATCTAACAGTCCAGATACATTAAGATTAACAACTAGACTGACTGCTTCTTATTTACAAATGAGTGGTGGATCTCCAGTAAACCCACTTGCAGTAAAAGATATTATTACAAATGAAAGAAATTTATTAAGAGCAAAGAGTGGTGCATTAGAATTCGTAACGGAATTAGGTGGAGCAGGTAGAGCAACAGTTGCTTTGAGTAATGCTGTTAAGGCTGCTAATGCTAACATTGTTTATACTCAAGACGATCCATCACAATCGGATGCATCTTATTATAATTTTTATATAAATAATGTAGAGAGTTATGGTAATTATAATGCTTTCCAAATTGATGATAATATTTTAAAAAGCACAAGCGAGACCAACGTTGCTCAAGTAACAGCAATTAAAGGTCCTGAAGCAAACACTTTCTCAGGTGAAATATTATATACTGAACACGTTGAACCAGTTACACGTTCTCCAGAACAAATTGAAGACATCAAAATAGTCTTAGACTTTTAAATAGGCAAATAAAAAATGGCAATCGAAACTAATTTAAACACATCCCCATACTTCGACGACTTTGACGAGGATAAAAACTTCCACAGAGTTTTATTCCGTCCAGGTTATGCAGTTCAAGCACGTGAATTAACTCAAATACAATCTATTCTACAAAACCAAGTAGAACGGTTTGCTAATGAAATTATGGTTGATGGCACAGTGGCTACTGGTGTTGGTGTTTCTACTGGTTCAGTTGATTATATTAAACTAAGAGATAAGGATGCTAATAACCGTGTATTACTATTAAGTGACTTAGCAACTTCTGGTGTGATTGCCAACTTAGTTGCGACTGGTGCTACATCTGGCATGACTGCGAAATTAGTAGATGCTAAAGAGGGTTCTGAATCTGTTGCACCGAATTACTTTAGTGCATTTATTAATTATACCAACTCTGGTGCTAATAATACAACTAAAACATTCACAAGTGGTGAGACAATTATATTCAGACATTCTGGTAATAATGCTTTTGTTGTTGCTGCTAATGCTATATCTACATCAGCTACCGGAATTGGTTTCAGGGCAACAGTATCAGATGGTGTTGTTTATCATAAAGGTAGTTTTATTAAGGTTAATCCTCAAAGTATTATTGTCGATAAGTATTCAGATGCTCCTGATAAGAAACTTGGTTTTGAAACAAGAGAAACGTTAATCAATTCAAATGAAGATTCTTCATTACTTGACAACTCAACTGGTTCTACTAACTATTCTGCTCCAGGTGCGGATAGATTAAAATTAACACCAACTCTTGCTGTAAGAAGTTTAACTGCTGCAAATACAACTACATTCTTTAGTATTGCTAACATTGAGGATGGTAAAGTTGTTCAGAAATTTACTGATACAGTTTATTCTGATATTGGAAGTTATATTAGTGAGAGGTCATATGAAACAAGTGGCAACTTTGCTATTGAACCATTTAATGTTCGTATTAGAGAACACTTAAAGAACACCAATAACTTGGGTCGTTATTCTTCTTCAGAAGGTGGTTCATCTTTAAAGATTGTTGCTGAGGTTGAAAAAGGAACTGGTTATGTTGGTGGAAATAGAATAGCAATCTCTGGACCTGTTTACCGTGATGTAGATAAAGCAACTGATTGGGAAACTAAAAACGCAAGAACTATTGGTCAATCAATTGGTAATTATATTTTTGCGAAAGAAGTTGTGGGCACTTGGGACTTCCAAGGTTTAAGAGAAGTTAATCTTTATGATGCTGCTCAAAAGGGTATTTCAGGAAAGAACTTTGGTTCACAAGGTGTGCGTGGTACATTAATTGGTACTGCAAATCTACGTGGATTCCAATGGCACTCAGGTACTCAAGGTACTCCAGATGGTCAATTCAGAATTTATTTGTTTAATGTTGTAATGGAGGCTGGTAAGTCATTCTCAGATGCAAGAGGTATCTATGAAAATAATGGTAGTTCAGATAATGCTATGTGTGATATTGTACTTGAATCAAATGGTTCTGCTAAGATACAAGAACCTAGTTTAAATGGTCTTGTGTTCCCATTCTCACAAAGAGGAACTAAGACACTTAAAGATTCTTCAAATAATGTAGATACACAATTTGTATTTAGAACCGAGAAGAGTGTAAGTTTCTCAACCAGTGGTACTGCCACTGTTGCTGCTAATACTGCTCATGCAGGTGGTACTGAAACTAATAATGATACTGGTTTACCTTTATCAAATACAGATGAAAGAAATGTTGTAGTGGTTGCGAAGAGTGCTGTAACAACTGATGCTCATACTGGTTCAATTATTGGTTGGAGTGGTAACACTATTTCTGGTTCTGGAACATCTTTCACTAATGCATATCAAGTTGGTGACTTCATTAAAATTACTGATGGTGCTAATACTATCAACGAAAGAATTACCGTAATATCAGGTGTAACTGATTTACAAGTTGCAAATACATTCTCATATTCAAGAAGTGGTGTGACACTTGCTCATAAAACTAATTTCCCTGATGGTTATATCTTTGATTTATCATCTAATGGTTCTGTCACTTCTACATCTACTCAGCATAGTATTAACTTAGGACAAGCAAATCTTGCTTCTACGTTTACTGCTTCAGTTTACTTTAACGTATTAAGAAGTGATGCTATTCAAACTGCTAAGACAGTATCTAAAGATAAGTTCATTCATATTAATACTAATACTAATACTGCGACAAATAAAGGTCCATGGTCATTAGGTGTTGCTGACGCATTCAAATTAGTTGCTGTATATAAAGGTTCTAACACAGGAGTTGCGACAACCGATACTGATGTTACAACTCATTTTGAATTAGATAGTGGCATGAGTGATGGATTTTATGATACTTCATATCTAAAACAAAAGGAAACAAGTTCTCTTGACTTATCTGCCTCTGGGTTGATGGTTAAGTTTAATTACTTTGGTAGAGATACTTCTGCTGGTATTGGTTTCTTATCTGTAGATTCTTATCCAATCGATGATACTAATCTTGCGAATACTGCTGCGATTACAACTCAAGAAATTCCATTGT